CGTCAAGCGCTGGGATAAGTGACATTTCTTATGGTTCATACGGCGGTGGTGCTTGGATAAATAGTCCTTCTGGAACTAACGCCTTCTTGGCTGTAGGTGGAAGTGGAGTTCTTAAATGGAAGGCCGACGGTATTGACGTACTGGGCTACGCTAAATTTGCTGACAACAACAAAGCCATGTTCGGTACTGGTTCTGACCTACAGATTTACCATGATGGGTCTAATAGTTATATAGATGATGCTGGCCAAGGTGTTCTTGCAATTCGTTCTAATAGTGTTAGGCTTCAGAAGTACACTGGTGAAGAAATGGTTCAGGCAGATGCTGACGGTGCCGTAATTCTATATCATAATAATGTAGTTAAATTTGCCACAACAGCCACAGGTATAGATGTAACAGGCACTACAACAACCGATCAATACTTATATGTTAATAGCCCTAACGGAACACAGCTTCAGCTACGTTCAGAAGATGCATATACTACTTTAGGCGTTGGAAATAGAAATCTTAATATTTCTGCTAATAGAACTATATTTTTAGATGATGCTTTTGCAGAAGTAATGAGAATTAATGATGATGGTAAAGTTGGTATTGGGACATCTGCACCTGCGACTGCTCTGCATGTTAGAGGTACAGCATCAACAGTAGGAGCTACTCGTTCTGTAGTTACTCTTACAGATGATACTGCGATGGGAATAAATGTTGGTAGTGGTGTTGCGTTTAGAGGATTATATACTTCAGCAGGTGCAGAAGCTAATTATGGTGGAATTTTTGCTGGTAAAGCAAATGCAAACTCTGGTAACGCAAATGGATATCTATCTTTATCATACTCTGCTAGTGGTACATTAACCGAAGGTATTCGTATTAGTGAAACTGGTAAAGTTGGTATTGGTGACTCCACACCAAAAACAAATGGATTAACTCTTTTTAGTTCAGTTACAGGAGCGGTAAGACTAAATTTACATATTGGCGGCACTGGTACTGTGCCAAACTCAGGCAGTTATAATACAATATCAAACAACAATCACGGTGATATATTAATTTCGTCTAACGCTTATATAAACGGTAGCGGGAATCCTGTTATAACATCTAATCATGCTAATATGGGTGGAACAGGTATAAAAATTTCTGGTGCAAATGGATCACATGATATTAAATTTTACACTTCAAATGCAGCCTCTGTAAGAGGAACTGAACTAACAAATACAGAACGGATGACCATTAGTTCAACAGGCAATGTGGGTATTGGTACAAGTTCTCCAGCAGTTAATTTACACATACAAAGCGGTGGAACTCCACAAGTCCGTATTCAAGATACAGACGGAACAAACCAATTTACTACTATTGCTCATAATAATGGGCTAACTACCTTTAATTCTAGGAATAATACTGCTAGTGGCTCTATAGCATTTAGAGGAATCAACTCTAATGCTGAATTTGTGCGCATAGACGCATCAGGCAACGTTGGTATTGGTACAGCTACACCTAGCACGAAACTAGATATTTCAACATCTGGTGCTGATGGTATTACTTTAAATGCAGATACTGTTACTGCAACAGCTTCTAGTAGATTATTCTTTAATAACGGAACTGCAGGAAAAGCTGTTGGTTTATTCAACTCATTTAATGCATTAAGATTTACAGTTCTAGCTACACCTGGAACAAGTACAGGTACTGAAAAAATGCGGCTTACCGAAGCTGGATTTCTAAGTCTTGGTGGACATGCTCCAGCAACAGTATTAGATATTGCCAACGTGGGTGGTGCTCACGGACTTGCTCTAAATGCAGATGCAAACAATGCCACACTTTCTAGTAGATTATTCCTTAATAATGGAACAGCTGGTAAAGCAATTTCTATAATGAATAATGGAAATAATCTTTCTATATCAACTGCTGCTACACCAGGATCAGGTTCTGGATCTGAGAAAGTTAGAATATTAGAAAATGGTAATGTGGGTATTGGTGAAGTTAATCCTTTACATCCGTTGCATGTTGATGGTACAATATACTCTACAAATAATATCCAATTAAACTCAACTAAACAAGTGTTGTTTGGAAATGGTAATCAATATATTAAAGGTACAAATGATACTTCTATAGAAATTGGTACAGGAGGAACTGCTACTATAACAGCTACACATGCTGGCGATGTTCTTATTGGCTCAACTACCAATACTAATACTGGATTACTCCAAGTAGATGGAGCAATATCAGCTAAAGTACACCATGAATTATTTACAGTTGGTACTATAGCTTCTAACATTGTAAGTTTAGATTTAAACACCGGTACAAGTGTTGTGACTGTAGCTTCGCCAGGTGCTAACTTCTCTTTAGCAATCACAAATGTACCTAATACTGGTAATACAACTACAGGTATAGCAATAATAGTAACGCAAGGAGGTTCACCTTTTATTCCTAACGCATTGACAGTAAATGGTTCTGCTGTAACTATTAATTGGTTAGGTGGTTCAGCTCCGGCTGGAACAGCTAGTAAGACTGAGATATTTTCTTTTACAGTAATTAATACTGGCGGGGTGTTTACTGCGCTAGGTTCAGTAAGTACGTTTGGATAATAGATGCCTTCATTAATAAGATCAGCTAGTAAAATACTAAGTCCACGCATTGCAAATACTTCTGCTGCTGATAGTGTAAACACATCATTTGATATGGTCATTGAGACTACAACAGATGACGAACTCTTTACAATACATTGTCACAGCGGGGCAACATTTAACGCAACTATTGATTGGGGTGATGGCACCACATCTACAGTAACATCATATAATGATGCCAACCTAACACACACATACGCATCTGCTAGTGAACATACAATAAGCATTTCAGGTACCTTCCCAAGCATCGAGATGGCCGCTGCTGCTAATAATAGTCGCCTAAAAATAAAGCGAGTCCTAAACTTTGGGAATGTGGGTTGGCAAAATTTGTATCGGGCGTTCTATGACTGCGACAACATGACAAGTTTTGTATCAGGAAACTGTGATACATCAAATGTAGAATCTATGAGGGAGATGTTCAGAGGATGTGGTAATCTAACCTCAGTAAACGCGAGTGGTTTTGATACCTCATCTGTTATTACTATGTATTTTATGTTTTATCAATGCAGTAATCTCACTTCACTAGATGTGAGCAGTTTTGATACGTCTAATGTCACACAAATGCATCACATGTTTGAATCTTGTCTAAGTCTCACATCTCTTGATGTGAGTGGCTTTGACACATCCAATGCCACAAATATGTGGAACATGTTTAAAAATTGCCAAAGTCTCACATCTCTTGATGTGAGTGGCTTTGATACGTCTAACGCTATTGCTATTAGTAATATGTTTTATGGGTGCTATGTTCTCCCGTCAGTTGACGTAAGTGGCTTTAATACATCCAATGTTACAAATATGGAAAATATGTTCGGACGGTGCTATGCTTTCACATCTCTTGACGTAACTAACTTTGATACATCCAATGTTACACGTATGGGATTAATGTTTTTTTACTGCAATAGTCTTACGTCTCTTGACGTAACTAACTTTGACACATCTAGTCTCACACAAATGCATCACATGTTTGAAGGCTGCACTGGCATCACATCTCTTGATGTGAGTGGCTTTGACACGTCTAATGTCACACATATGTACAACGTCTTTAAAAATTGCCGAAGTCTTACATCTCTTGACGTAAGTGGCTTTGATACGTCTAACGCTACTGCTATTAGTAATATGTTTCATGGTTGCTACGTTCTCCCGTCAGTTGACGTAACTAACTTTGATACATCCAATGTCACGTTGATGAATCAAATGTTTATGCGATGCTATGCTTTCACATCTCTTGACGTAACTAACTTTGATACATCCAATGTTACAAGCATGTATCAAATGTTTTATAGCTGCAATAGTCTTACGTCTCTTGACGTAACTAACTTTGATACATCTAGTAACCTGCATTTTGATGGTATGTTTGAATCTTGTTTAATTCTTACATCAGTTGACGTAAGTGGCTTTGACACATCCAATGCCACGCAAATAAATAACATGTTTAAAAATTGCCGAAGTCTTACATCTCTTGACGTAAGTGGATTTAATACATCCAATACTACTGCTATTAGTAATATGTTTCATGGTTGCTACGTTCTCGCATCAGTTGACGTAAGTGGCTTTAATACATCCAGTGTTACACTGATGCATGAAATGTTTATGCGATGCTATGCTTTAACATCTCTTGACGTAACTAACTTTGATACCTCATCTGTTACAAGCATGTATCAAATGTTTTATGGCTGCAATAGTCTTACGTCTCTTGACGTAACTAACTTTGATACATCTAGTAACCTGCATTTTGATGGTATGTTTTATAGCTGCAATAGTCTTACGTCTCTTGACGTAACTAACTTTGATACATCCAATGCCACGCGAATGGATACCATGTTTAAAAATTGCAATAGTCTTACGTCTCTTGACGTAAGTGGCTTTGATACATCCAGTGTTACATATATGAATTCAATGTTTGAACGGTGCTATGCTCTCACATCAGTTGACGCAACTAACTTTGATACATCCAATGTTACAAGCATGAGATTGATGTTTTATTACTTGGGTTATAACACATCGAGTATCACAGATGTTCCTGGTGTTGAAAACTTTAATATAGAAGCTCTTAATGTGTCAAATGCCCTTGATCATTTTCTGAATGGAACGTCGATTCCTACCGCACGTTATGATGCACTTTTAATCAACTGGGATGCGCAGGATCCATTGGATAATATGAACGTCGTTAGGTTTGGCAGTTCTACATATACTGCAGGTGGCACAGCAGCAGCGGCACGGGCTAATCTAATCAGCACTGACGGATGGACAATACAAGATGGAGGAACAGCATAATGTCTATTATAACTAAAACAACTGGATATTTTATTATTAATGAAGGAGCAATGGCTTTAAGTGGAAATACAGTAGTATCGTATCGTGATGATGCTACTGTACAGGAGTTTGATACTGAAGCATTAATGCTTGCAGCACATGAAGAACAATTCCCTGAGCAATATTTACATGACTCTGACGAGCTATAAACTCTTATAAATAGAACTGTATAAGAACAGGAATAAACAATGGCAAATCCAAATTCAAGAGATACATTAATCGAGTATTGTCTTCGTCGTCTTGGCGATCCTGTAATTGAGATCAATGTTGATCCTGATCAGCAAGAAGATCGAGTAGATGAAGCTCTGCAGTACTACCAAGAGTTTCATTCAGATGCTACACTGAGAACATACGTTAAACATTTAGTTACAGCAGATGATGTAGCTAACGAATACATCACGCTCAGCACTAGTGTACAATATGTTTCTAAGATGTTTAAAGTTCATGGCGATGCTATGTCAAGGAACTTCTTTGATATTAAGTATCAATTGCATCTAAACGACATTGCCAATATGCACTCATACATTGGTGATCTAGCTTACTATGAGCAGATGCAACAATATCTTTCTATACTTGATATGAGATTAAATGGTACACCACAAGTACAGTTCTCTCGTAAACAGAATAGATTATATATATTTGGTGAGTTTGCTGATGGAGACATCAAAGCTGGGGATTATATTGTAGCAGAAGTTTATGAAACAATCAACCCTAACACATACACGAGTGTTTATAATGATATGTGGTTGAAAGAATATACAACCGCTCTTATCAAACAACAATGGGGTGCAAACCTTATGAAGTTTGAGGGAATGCAATTGCCTGGTGGTGTTATGCTTAATGGTAGACAATTGTATGATGACGCAACTGGTGATATAGATCGTCTACGAGAATCGTTACGACTAGAACATGAGATGCCAGCAGACTTCTTTGTAGGATAAACAATGGCAACTAATCCATATTTCAGTCAATCAGTAAGATCAGAACAAGGTCTTTACGAAGACATCATTATAGAATCTTTAAAGATCTACGGTCAAGATATTTATTATCTTCCAAGAGACATTGTTAACGAAGATAAGTTCTTTGGAGAAGATGTTCCATCTAGATTTAACTCATCATATAAGATTGAGATGTACGTAGAGAACACAGAGGGCTTTGACGGAGAAGGTGATCTATTCACTAAATTTGGTGTAGAGATTAGAGATCAAGCAACAATGATTGTATCTCGTCGTAGATGGCAACAAACTGTTTATAGACATGATAATGAAATAACAATAGCAAGACCTGCAGAAGGTGATTTACTTTACATTCCTTTCTCAAAGAAGCTATTTCAAATTACTCATGTAGAACATGAACAACCTTTCTATCAACTACAGAACTTACCAACATACAAACTTCGTTGTGAATTGTTTGAGTACAGCGATGAGGACTTTGATACAAATGTTGAAGCAATTGATGATATTGAAGCTGATTATGCATACACATACAATCTCACTCTAGATAGTGCTTCACAAGGTTTTGTAATAGGCGAGACAGTCAATCAAACTCTAGCGTCTGGTGTTGTTATGTCAGGCGAAGTTGCTACTTGGAATCCAAGTACCAATAAACTTGGGGTTATTCATGCTGGAGGTAGTGATGGCAAGTTCCACAACTTTGTTACAGGTACTCAAATAGTAGGTACAACTTCCATTGCTAGTGTTACGGCTGTGACAGAAGATAATCAAATATCTGCAAATGAGCAGAATGATTACTTTGACACACTAACCGACTTCCTCGACTTCTCTGAATCAAACCCATTTGGAGAACCAGATTAATGTTTACATATTTCTACCACGAACGTATCAGAAAGTCAGTTGCCACATTTGGTAAACTGTTTAATGATGTGTATGTTATACGGAAGAACTCAGCTGGAGCAGCTCTCAGTCAAGTTAAAGTTCCATTAGCATATGCTCCTAAAGATAAATATTTAGAGCGTATTAGAGAACAAGCAGATTTACCAGATGGGCAACGTGTTGCGCTGAAGCTACCAAGAATGTCCTTTGAAATTATAAGCATGAGCTATGATGCTCAAAGACAATTGCAAAAGAGTGCTAACTTTTCCCAAGGTGGAGCATCTAGTACTCTTAGATCTAAGTTCCAATCATCTGTACCATATAATATTTCGTTTCAATTAAATGTCATGACTAAGACACAGTCCGATGCTTTACAGATTGTAGAACAGATCATACCTTTCTTTAAGCCACAATATACTGTGACAATAAAACCTTTTGCAGATTACCCAGATGTTAAAGAAGATGTTCCTATAACTATTCAAAGTGTAGACTTCTCCGATGATTATGAAGGTGCTGTAGAACAACGAAGAATGATAATCTATACCCTTACATTTGAGATGAAGGTCAACTTCTATGGACCTGTTAATGACGGCAAAGTTATTAATACAACGACCATGAAGTTTGATATAGATACTAAGGACATTGCAGATAGTGATTACCTAACTATAACAACAACTCCTACGCCTGGTGGTGTAAGTGCTGATAGTGATTATGGATTCTTGGAAGTATACGATTATGAGTCAGAATGATAGCGACAATGTAAACGACGACTTTAAGTTCGTTAGACAAGTCCAATACAATATTCTTGTTAAGGGTGAAGAAGCTCTTGAAGAGATGATGGAAGTAGCTAAGGCTACAGAACATCCCCGTGCATTTGAAGTACTATCTGGTATGATGAAGAATATGGCAGATGTATCTAACAATCTACTAGATCTTCATAAGAAACAAAAAGACATATCAAAGACTGATGAGCCTCCTGCATTAGCAGGACCTACTACAAACAATAATGTTTTTGTTGGATCTACTGCAGACTTGCAGAAGATGTTGATGAAGCCTGTTAATGAAATAGAACATGAATGATACTTACAATGGCAACTCTAACGTAAAGCGTGACGGTGCTACTACTCAATACACTCAGTATGAAGTAGATGAATATATCAAATGTAGAGATGATCCAGCATACTTCGCAAGAAAGTATTGCAAGGTTATACACCTTGATAAGGGGCTGGTCGACTTTGATCTTTATCCTTATCAAGAAAAGATGTTCAATCACTTTGCGGAGAATAGATTCTCTATTGTTCTTGCTTGTAGACAATCAGGCAAATCAATATCCTCAGTAGCCTATCTACTTCACTATGCTGTATTCAATGCTACCAAGACTGTTGCTATTCTAGCTAACAAAGGTGCTACATCGCAAGAGATGTTAAGCCGTGTTACTCTTATGTTAGAGAACCTTCCTTTCTTCTTACAGCCTGGTACAAAAGCTCTCAATAAAAGATCAATAGAATTCTCTAACAACTCTAAGATTGTTGCAGCCGCCACATCTGGATCATCAATTCGTGGTATGTCTGTTAACTTACTTTACCTCGATGAGTTTGCATTTGTCGAAGATGCTGCTACATTCTACACATCAACATATCCTGTTGTATCATCTGGTAAGGATACTAAAGTTATTATAACTTCTACAGCTAATGGTATTGGTAACATGTATCATAAACTTTGGGAAGGTGCTGTTCAAAAGACAAACGAATACATACCTTTCAGAGTTGATTGGTGGGATGTTCCTGGACGTGATAAGGACTGGCAAACACAAACAATATCAAATACTTCTAAGCTACAGTTTGATCAAGAGTTTGGTAACACTTTTTTTGGTACAGGTGATACCTTAATTGATGGTGGAACTTTAATGGAACTTAGAGCCATTGACCCTATTAGACACCTTGAGGGAGGTGCTTTGCTAGTGTACAAGGAGGTTGAGAAGGGTCATAACTACATTTGTGTTGTTGATGTTGCTAAAGGTGTTGGAGGAGATTATTCTACTTTTAACATTATAGATACATCAGTAACACCATTTGAACAAGTGTGTGTTTATAGAAACAATAAGATATCGCCAATTCTATTTCCTAATATCATTGCTAAGTATGCATTAACATATAACAAAGCATATGTGATTGTTGAGAACAACGACCAGGGTACCATTGTATGTAATGGACTCTACTATGAATTAGAGTATGAAGATCTACATGTAGAGTCAGCTATGAAGTCTAATGGCCTAGGTGTAACAATGAATAAGAAGGTTAAGAGACTGGGTTGTTCTACAATCAAGGATATTATTGAAGGTAGGAAATTAAAACTAAACGATCAAGAAACTATTATTGAGATATCAACATTTGTTGCAAAGGGTCAATCGTACGAAGCTTCTGATGGTAACCACGACGATCTAATGATGAACTTAGTATTGTTTGGATACTTTACATTGGGTACACAGTTCTCTGATCTATCTGATGTTAATATGAAAGACTTATTATTTAATCAACGTATGGCTGAAATTGAGAATGATATGGTTCCGTTTGGCTTTGTTGATGATGGGCTTGATGAAATATACAAAGAACCCGAACCAGACCCGTGGGCTCTTGAAAAGAAGCCTTGGGTCGAAGAATTTTACTGACTTTTTAAAACGTATAAATAATGATAATTGAACATAACCTTATCATGCAGTCTTATCATTACACTCAAAAGGAAAAGAGAAATGGCAGTATTTAGTCCCTCTGAATCCCCTGCGATTACAGTCAAAGAAGTTGATCTGTCTGGTTTCGTACCAAACGTACAATCAACTACTGGCGCAATCGTTGGTGATTTTCGCTGGGGTCCAGCAAAGATAGCGACAAAAGTCGGCACAGAGGCACAGCTTGCCGAAGTCTTTGGATCTCCAACATCAACTAATGCAGTAGACTTTTTGTCTGCAGCACAGTTTCTAAGATATTCATCGTCCATGTATGTGATCCGCGAAATCACATCAGTGGCGAAAAACGCTACATCATCATCAACAACAGTAACTAATGTGAACAACAAAGATCATTGGGATACAGTTAAATCAGCGTTTGGTGCTGACTCAGGTGATACCAATGTAGGTGCTTGGATCGGCAAATGGGCCGGTGCTCTAGGCAACTCACTTAAAGCAGAAATTTGTACAGCAGCAGGCTTTGCAGCTTGGGCTTACAAAGGTGAGTTCGATGCAGCTCCAGGAACATCAGCATATGCAACAGCACGAAGTGGTTCAGCTGACGAATGTCACGTAGTCGTTATAGACGAAGATGGTGAAATTTCAGGTACAGTTGGTACTGTATTAGAAAGATTTGCTTTCTTATCAATGGCAAGCGATGCTAAAACATCTGATGGATCT